CTCCTGGAGTTGAGAATTGCGGCATTTACAGGCAAAGATCCGAAATAGGCTATTGGCCTGGCGGTTCAAGCAGCTGAAATACGAGCTAGTGATTTCCTGGCTGGATATGGAGATCAATTGCCTGGAGGCGGAATATGGCTCTTGACCCCACGCTGAAAGCCGATTGCGAGCGGTTTTATGTGGATGAGTTATATCCGGTGAACGAGGTTTCAGAAAAAACCGGGGTACCGATCATCACGCTTTACCGCTGGCGCAAAGAAGGGAAATGGGATGAGCTGCGCGAGCAGTCAATGGATATCCGGGAAAAGCTCGGTCGATTGTTATTCAAACTGATCGAGGCGAATCTGGAGGAAGGTAAAACAGTTGAGGCCCAGGAGCTGTATGGCCTTATAAAAATATTAGAAAAATTTCAAAAGACAGGCGCAGTCCGGGAGCGGATAGTCTATGTAGAGGATGCTGAAAGGCTGTTCGAAGTAATGAAGGAAATGGATCAATTCAAGGAGTTGCTCGAGGATCAGGAAGTGCTTTCCGAGCTCGGGGAGCGCCTGAAAGAAAAATCGATCTAAGGACACGGCGGCGCCGTGTCCGTACAAAGGGATGGAAAAAGCCCTCCGAGGCATTTTGAGGCTGCCCAATGGAGGCGACAGGACGAAAATATGGCCAGTCCGAGACATAAAAAACGCACGAGTCTCGATCGGGTGATAAAAAGCCTGACTCTCCAGACTCAAAAACGAACTATCAGACCCTTGCTCGATTGGATCGGACACTATGATGTGCATCTCCGAAAAGGAATGCCGTTCGATCTCACCGACCATGAATATCTGGAAGAAATTTACGTGGACAATTCGCCTGAAAGGGTATTCAAAAAGGCGGCTCAAATCGGAATGTCCACAGAGGAAATCCTGCGTGCCCTTTGGTATGCGGATCAATATGTCTGCAAAGTAATCTATTACTTCCCGACAAAAGAAGATGTTGAAGAGTTCGGGCAGGACCGCTTCGATCCCCTGGTTCAGAGCACAGAATATTTTAAGGAAATGGTGCAGGAGCGGGCCGAGGAGGGTGGTGCTTACAGTAAGAGCCTTAAGCAGATCGGCCAGTCAACGGTCTACATGCGAGGTTTATGGACTCGTACTCAAGCCAAATCAGTAGATGCGGATATCCTGACATTCGATGAAGTAGATGAGATCAAGCAGGATATGATGGAGTTCGCCAAGGACCGCATACTTCATTCAAGCCTGGGATTTATGACCCAGCTCAGCCAGCCAAGCGTGAGCGATTACGGGATCGATGCGGCTTTTGACACTACTGACAAGCGCTACTGGCATTTGAAATGCCCCGGCTGCGGAGAATGGAATTGTCTGGAGGAAAACTGGAAGGCAGAACGCAACAATTTTATCGAGCTGACTGCCGACCAGGCCAAGCTGCAGGGGCGCAAATTCTATCGCGGTTGTCTGAAATGCGGCGCGGAGCTGGACATGGCAATGGGCGAGTGGGTTCCCAAATTCCCATCCCGCAAGGAGCGGGGCTATAACATTTCCGGTCTTTACACACAAATCCGGCAGAAAGCCAATCCCGAACCGGCTGACCAGATCATGAAGCAGTTCCTCAAGGCCAGGACATCTAAACAAAAAAGGCGTTTCCAGATTTCGATTGTCGGTGACACCTATGATGGGGAAAACAAGCCGATAACGGATACCGTGCTCAAGAACTGTGAAGGCTTTTACAAGATTGGAACCGATGCGGGCATGGCTGCCGGAATGGGTGTAGATGTTGGAGACACTTTGCATATAGCTGTCTATGGTTACAGCCCAATGATTAATCGGCCACGAATACTCTGGCTCGAATCTACTGAGAACTGGGATAAGCTGGATGAAATTTGGAAGCTATTTTGGCCGCAGGCAGGGCTAATCGATGGTATGCCCTATAAGCCGCTCGCCGTGCGCTGGTCATTGAAACACCCGAATCAAATCTATCTGCAGTTTTTCCAAGAGAAAGAGAAGATGGGTGAGGATGAGCTGGACGGGGAAAAATTCAAATTCTTGCATGTTGACCGGACCTCCAGCCTGGACGACACAGTGGAGGAATTCACAAAGGGAATAATCGAGATCCCGCCATTGGGCGAACATGAAGGCAAGCAGCTTGAAGCTATTGAAGAATGCCATAAACATCTGAAAAAGCTGGCCACGGAAATGGATGTCAATGCCAAAGGGCAAAAGATTCGAACCTATCTTTCCAAAGTGCCTAATCACTACGGCATGGCGATTAACAGCGCCCGTATAGCGGCCAGATATCTTTCACGATTTACTGTATCAAGTGGAACTCTGCCAGTATTCGGGAGGCTGCATTGAAAGTTAGGCTGCCGGAAAAAATCGGATATGCACTCGAGCGTGTCGGCCTGGTGAAAAGAAAAATCGGCCAGGGCGATCTGCCGAGCGAGGGACGCAGCTCGGTTCCGTCTTACAAGAGTTTCGGCAGTATGCTGACGGCTTTTGTCGGCAATTATATCGCGCCGAAAATCCCGTTCGAGCTCACGGAAGCGATCGAGCGAGCTGCAATTTACAATGCGGATCTCAGCGATGCTGTTTCCAAGTTCCGCAGCCTGGCCAACACCGGCCATCGGGTAGTGATGGAGGGTCCGGAGCAGCGGGTGGAAAGCGCAATGGATGTCCTGAACGAGGCTGCCTACAGGATTTATCAGCGTTCCGCCGGCGTAGACGGTCTGGTCAACCATCTCCTCGACCAGGTTGCGATCACCGGAGCTGTATGCGCCGAGGACGTGGTGGACCTCTCCAGAATGGAAATAGAGGAGGTGGCCCTGGTGCCGACAACCTCTATCCGATTCCGCTATGAAGAAGGGCACCTGGTGCCGTATCAAAAAACCTCGAGTTTCGACTTTGCGCAGGACCTGGTCAAGCTGAACGAAAACACGTTCTGCATGTTTGCAGCCCAGGTATGGCGGGATTCGCCGTATCCGAAAAGCCCTTTTACTGCAGCGCTCGAGCCGCTGATCCTTCAACGGGCGTGCATGCAGAATGTCGAATATATCCTGCGCAAGATCGGCCTTCTCGGCCTGGTCCACGTGGCTTTGAATATACCGACAAAAAAACCCGGCGAGGGCGACAGCGCCTATGACAGCCGCAAACAGGCTTATCTGAATCAGGCATTGAAAGCGTTCGAGGAGAATTTCCGGCAAGGGCTGATGATCACTTACAAGGATTTCGATATCAATCACAGCAATATCACTGCAGACGCTCGAGGGGCAAGGGACATTTTCCAGGTGGTCGAGGAGCAGATGGCCAGCGGATTGAATATAGACCCGGCCATGCTCGGACGCTCTTACAGCACGACTGAAACTTATGCTGGAGTGGTTTACGCCAGTTTGGCCAAAGACGCTGCAATTCGGCAGCGCCTGGTCAGGCGGAGGATCGAGCGGACCTATCGTCTCGAGCTGCGGCTGAAAGGTCTCGAGGTCGAAAATCTGTCCGTGCCCTTCGAAAAAATTCCGGCCAGGGATCCTCAGGCTGAGGCACAAGCCGAGGCGACCAGGATCACCTCGATTATCACCAAGGCCGAAAAAGGAATGATCGATCCGGACGTGGCTGCTCAGGAGGCGGGCTATGATTTCTGGTTCGATGAGGAAAAGTTAGCCAGTCAGGGTGGCGGAGGCCTCCCTTTTGGCTTTGCCAAGCCTCGATCGCAGAAATTTTCGTTCCGCTTTGATGAGGCGAGCAACCGGTATCGTTTCGAGAGAGAGCGGATAAGGGTCAGGCTGGAAAGCCAGGACGATGAAGAGCTGAGCCGGCTCGAGGAAGCGATCAGGAATTACCTGGGAGCGGTAAAGTCTCATTTGGATAAAGCCCAGGAGGCCGCTGTCGAGTCAGTGATCGATTTCCTGCAGAGTTCAAAGGCGGATGATTTCGCAGATGCCGAGGCTTTCGCCAGGGCGGCCTTTGAAAAGATAGGGCTCGAGTACCGGGCGGTAATGGAGTCCGAGGAAGTGAGAGAAGCGATCACCAATACTTCAGGGGAATTGTATGCGGCATTCAAGGCCTCGTATCAGGCTTCCTGGGAAAAAGCGTCGCTGCAATTCGCTCTCGGCGGCTGGGACCGCAGGACAATGGCGTGGATGGGAGAGGTAGATCATTTCTTCTTTTCTAAATTCATTGACAATGAGACTATGGTCAAGCCGACCATGAACTTTCTCAAGGAGCAGTTCACCGAGAAGGGAGAAGGCCTGTTCGGGAGGCTGGATCCGAACGTGGTGACGAAGTTCAGAAAAGTATTCGATGACAAACTGAAGGATCTGGCAGATCACCAGGTCAAAAACATCGTCAATCACAGCGTTCAGAGGCAAAGGAACTGGGCGCATGGCCAGCAGATGCGAGAGGCCGAGGTCGAGGAGGCCAAGGTGGTGGCCGTCCTGGATGACAGCACCAGCGATATCTGCCGGGGAATGCACGGAACGATCATCCCGGTCGGCAAAGCAATGGGGGGACTGGATAGTATCCTCGAGCTTAAGCCGGAAGAATATTTAAGCCACCTGGAATCGAAAAGCCCGGAAGATTATACGAAAGACAATATAGAAAGTCTCGCGGAATCCGGCGACGGCTGGCCACCCTATCATCCCGGACCATGCCGGACTCGGGTGATCGCGCAAATCAAATAAACCGGGGAAAAGAAAATGGATAAAGAATTAAAAAAGCAACTTGAAAAGGACGGAATCGTGTTGAAAGGCAAGCAAATAGGCATTCGCCTGATATCCCAGGGGCTGGTGAAAGTCGAGGCTGATTCAAGCAATAACGAAGTTGCCAGGGCGCAGCTCGATCAGCTCAGCACTTTTCAGCCAGCAACTCGCGAGGATCTGGAGCCAAAGCCTGAAGAATATATCTATCCGATTTACCGCGCTCTCAGCCAGACAATCCTGCTAAGCCATTACATCGATCTGCGCCGGGAAGGTGTACTCGAGGCGAGTGTTCCTATGCTGATCGGCCAGACCATTTATCCGAATCACTGGGCAGAAACCGAGAGCTGGATCGGCGCGGTCGAATCAGCCTGGTGGGACAAGCCTGAGGAATCAGGTACTCCGTTTGAAACGCCCGGAATCAATGTCCGGCTGAAAGTGGACTGGAAGGTTAACCCGAAAATCGCGCGTGGGATCCTGATGGATCCGCCGGCCTTGCATTCGGTCTCAGCAACCTTCCGGTTCAAATGGGAGAAATCACATCCGGATCTGGATGACAGGCAGTTCTGGACAATGTTAGGCGAGGAAGTGGACGGTGAGCTGGTGCTGATCGTGGTAGCGGAGATCTTGAACTATGATGAAATCTCCCTGGTTTACCAGGGCGCAGATCCCGAGGCAAAGATAATTCCCGAAACTGAACCAGGAGAGGAGGAACAAACTGAAGCCAGCCTAAAACTATCCGCTGGAGAGATGACAACAAAGCCACTCTTAATTGCGGATATAATCAAGAATCCATCACAAACCGGAGGTGTACAGATGGAAGAAAAACTCAAAGAGCTGATGGCCAAGCTCAAAGCTGAAACTCCCGAGGCCGCGCTTGATGCGGCACTGACTCTGGCAGGGCAGCCTGCGCCTGACGAAAAAGTCATAGCAGTTGCGGAAGTGCTGAAAAAACAGGGTATCGATCCTGAGGAAACTGGCCGGCTGATTTCCTCCGGTGGCCGCTACCAGGAAAAGCTCAAGGAGGATCTCAAGACTTTCGCAACCCTGGCCATGTGTGACGGTGACGAAAAGCTCCCGGACGGTTTTGTCGAGTCCCAGGTCAAGGGCGATATCGGCCAGCTCGAGGCTGCGGTGAATGTCTACCGCAAGATGGCCGAGCAGAAATACCCGCTCAAGTGCCAGGATTGCGGCAGCACGAATGTTTCGAGCAGGTCCTCGGCAAGGCCTGATCTCGGCGAGGAGGCCGAGAAAGCTTCCCAGGCAGGGAAGCTGAAGGTGGACACCAGCAGGATCCACGGCTGAGCGTCAGCTTTTTACGGACACGGCACCGCCGTGTCCCTACGAAAGAGAGGAATTGAAACGGAACCCCCTTTTTTAAGGGGGACAACAACAAGGAGGAAAGATGTCGCCTGTATTAACAAAACCCCAAGCCGTAATCGCGATTACCTGCACTGTTAACGCAGTCCTGGCTGCCGGTACAGTGGTCGAGCTGACCGGCGATTATATCGTGAACAAACCCGCTGCCGATTCGGGCAAGGTAGTCGGACGGCTGCTCAAAGGCTCCCTTGAGGTGGGTGACAAGCGTGCTGTGGAGACCCAGTTCCGCCGGGTCGAGCCTGTCATTCTTGCCGAGACGGTAGTAGCCGGCGACCCGCTCAAGATCGGGACCAATCAAGCCGTCACAGAATACCAGCGTTTCGCCAAGTGGATCAGCGGCACCGATGCGGCGGATCTCTGGGTGGCTATTGCCATGGAGGGCGGAGACGCCGATGAGGAGCCCGATGCAGGGT